CGTTTACTCTAAATCTGGTATTCTTGGCTATCGAAGGTCCCTTGACGGATAAGCAGGCCAAGCGGTAGAGGCGTTCAATTCCTTAAGGTTAATAATTGCTTAAGTGAAGGAAAAGGGTGCGCACCAAGGGATTTCATCGGAAGTGAATCCAGAATCACAAGCCTTATGATATAGGATAATCCTAGGGTTATTTGCTTTACCTGCTACTTCAGTAATGCCGATTTCTTTTTTAGCAATTTCAAATGCTTTTTCTCATAAGGTCATAGTTTAATCCGTTGTTTTCTTGTTAAGGGTTCTTTTAGCAATGTTAGCTTTTTCCCAGACAACATCAATAATGCCCATGCCAGATAATAGCTCTTTTATGTCACGGTATATTTGCCGGTTATAATTACCCACCGCGGCCCTGATATAAGCACGCTTGCCTTCAAAGTTAATGACACAGCTAAAGTCATAGGGGTCACCATGAGCTTTAAACTCTGGACCTGATCTAATGATTCCAATGACTACTTCTAAGCTTACCATGAAAGAATATTTTCACTTTTCTTTTAAAACATCAACAAGCGACGTAAGTCCCAGATCTTTTAAATGATTTTCTAGGAATCCATCGGTCAATGTAAATACTTCGTTATTGTCAGGGCTTTTTTTTATTTTATCTCGATCTAAATACTTTTTATCTAATTCCCTAAAGTCAAAGTCAGGATTACCGCTCTTGATAATTTTAGAAATGGTGTTTGATATAAAGTTAAAGTCATACTTTATGATTTGCCAGTAAATAGCTGATTTCCTTGTACTATGTGAATATAATTCTGGGAAGGCCGATTCAAGTCTATGGTATTGTTTTCTAAACTCTTCGTCTGTCATTGAATTTATATTAATCCCTTTTTAACTAAAAAACCTCCTAAAAATACCACTAAAAAACGAAGGTTACTTTTTGGGAAATACAATATTTAAAAAGATGCAATTCCCTTCCGATTATTAAGTTATATATACGGGAACGGAATTTTTATTAAAATGGTTGAAAACCGGAATCTGAAGCTGTCAGTCTCGATGAGAGTACTCTCTCATGAGAAAGCCAAGCGGTAGCGCGGCAGGGTATTACGAGAAAGATCATGTGGTTTAGCAGGATTTGGGTATAGGAATACTCTACCTAGATTTCTCCAAAGTATTTCTTCTTAACAAACAATCTGACTTATCTTTAGTTTCGTCAGACCTATCTCACTTTGGCGATGAACTAGGTATTTATCCACCAGTTCTATGCAGCCTTGCGCTTGGTACTTTTCGGCTCGTATCCAAGTAACCCCTAAAGTCCCGGGTTCCTATCGGCTCTAGTCATAAATGTTACTAAATGACTTCAGATAAATCGCCAGCTTTTTAACGCTCTACATATCCAAAATGCTTTTTTAGAAAAATGAGTTGCCCACGACGTGATAATTTGGGAAACAATAAGAACATTCTTAGTATTCTTGATTGGGGTTCGTCGTGGACCCTTTTCTTTTTCTAGAAACCAGTTTCACACCATTGATTTAAATTTGTAAAGTATAGAAATTTTTGAACACGTTGAAGCATGTTTGACTTATAAATATTAAGGTTTTTCTTTAAGTAAATCTTGTAAGCGCCTTAAATCTCTCTCATAAAATCTTTTATCTTTGTTTAATTTATCGTTGTAGTCTTCGCGAATGTTCCATAATTCAGCATTTTCTCTAGACCATTTTGACCAAGTAAACGGTGGAATTTTCTTTTTACCTGCATAAGAATTGTACGAATGCCCATCGGCCACATGCTTTCTAACTTCCTCTATCATTATTGGATCAAAGGTTAGCGTCGTTAGTTTTGGTGGTCTTCCCATTAAAACCCCTTAATTGCTCATGATTATATGCAATCGAATAAACATCGGCAAAAACGTCTTTGTCAATTAAATGACCATACTCAATCTTTCTAAAGCCCTGCATGGGCCTAATACCAATGCTTACAATATGTCCCATTAATATACATGCCTCGCAGTAATACTTTTCTTTGAAATTACCTTCGAATAAGAATTTAAGAATTATAGGATTCATGTTTAATCTCTGCCATTTTAGGACTTTGGTCGTTTCGGTCGTTACTTATGATCTCAACTTCAGAAGTTAAGTAATATTCATCATCTTTTGTGATATAAGCTTTATCGAAATGTGCTGAGCTTTCACCGCAGCAACCAAGGTCAGATTTTGGTTCACTCATGCAATATGGACAAAGCGTTACAGTGTCGACGATATCGGACTCGTTTATTTTAATTCTGTTATTCATTTTATTTCCTTTAATCTACAAGTTTAGTTTCTGATACAAGATAGAACTCATTGTTTTTTGTTAAATAAGCGTCTGCAATAACCCTAAAGCCTTCTCCACAAATACCGCAGCCCCCAGCATACTTTTCTATAGGAACCAAGCACTCGGAACACACTTCTATGATTTTAATCACTTCAGACCTTTTAAGCTCTTTTTTCATGCTACTCCTCAACCTTCGATAGTAAATAGTCTTCGTTCTTGTCGATCTCTTCATTGATTTCTTGTTTAATCATAGGCCATAGCTCTTTATCGTTCATTAGATGAGTTAAATCAGTGCCATTAGAGTCTTTCATCTCCCAGACCTCAAAGCTGTCTATAGACCATGTGGACTCGTCTAGTACGTTGTAGCATCTAGCTTGTGCTGTTAGGTCTATTGTTAAGATCCTTGCCATGCCTTCGTTGTCGTAAAGCTTTGATGATTCGAAACTGTGTGCCCAGTTAATGGGATAGCTGTAAGTGCTCATTAATGCCCCCATGAGCAATATTCGTCTTTGCCGTCCCAAATGCTTAAAGAGCATGATTCATGAAGTTTTATGCCATAAGAGCCAATAGTTAAACTAACAGTCTTATCGGATAATTCACCGCAAGTTACTTTGCTAGATGCCCAGCCAGTAGCTTCGACCTGTTTATTGAAGCATTTTGTAGCCCTTATTTTAAAACCTTTTTTCTCAATAACTTTATAGAAATCAACATTAGTCTGCTCATAACCCCAAGAACCTACCAAGATAGTGCCAACATCTATTTTAGCTGAAAGCTCTAGTCTTCTAGACTTTTGATTGGCTAATCTTTTTTTCTTCTCTTCAATCATAGAAACACCAAAGGCAGTCATTGAATCATAACGATGCATTGCCCAGACCTTGGCTTCTCTTTCAGATTTAAATGAATATCTCTTAGGAAGTGCTGAAGCTTTTTCAATCTTGTAAGGATTAGAGGTCTGTCTTTTGAAAACACCAACGATAGTCTTAGTGTTAAGCTTGTTACCTTCGATCATTACTGTGCAAAACTCATTACCTACTATAATGTCTTCATTTGCTTCAATCTTATCATTAATCTCTTGAACTTCAGCTTCGCTAAACTCTTGAAGTATTAATTCTTTGTATAATCTTTGAGCTTCTAAAATGCGCTTGTCTAAGATCATCTCTTCAAGCTCTTGCTCTTGAAACTCTTTGCCGCTTGCTGCAATGCAATTGTCTTTTCTAATCTGCTCTAGTCTCTCAAGTGAAGTATATTTGCTTGGTGAATTTATCATCTTATAATCCTTTAGTCTTGTTGTTAACTTGCTCAACGTAATACTTTGGTATTAGATGAATTGCAACACTTAATTTGATTTGTTTGTATTATTGAAAATAATTCATTAGCCTTTTAAAAACAGGTAAACCAAGAAGGAACCTTATGTATAAAGACAAAGAGATTAGCCAATTGATAACCATTATCAATACCTATAAAGAAAACTATATTAGCAACATGAATAAGAAGCCTGAAGTCACAGAAATGACTGCTCTTATTGAAGAAATCATCAAAGAAAAGCTAATTGTAGACTTTAAATCTAGGTTTGATACATTAACACTCAATAACCTTCTACAGGTTCGTGATATCTTGACCGGGAAAGAACCCACACAAGATCAAATCATGCTTGATAAAATTATTGCTGCTGAGCATAATCTGAAAAAAGCTAGTGATGTTAAGGGAAAAGTAAAACCCAAGTCAAATAAACCAATTTAGAGTGGAAATCAGTAAATGAGCGGTGGAAGAGGTTCAGGAAGTCGTAAAGGCGTTCCAAATAAGCTTTCGATGAATGCCATACTCGATATGGATAGGCTTGGGATTAACCCAATAGAAGCCTTGTGGGAGTGCTACCAAGAGGCAATGCAATCTTACAAATCTGGTAGAGGAATGTCAGACAAGGGAGATCCTGGTTCTGCTTATCTTGCTGTAGCGACAAAGGCTGCAACGGAACTAGCTAACTACAAGCATCCTAAGCTTTCAGCGATTGCTGTTAAGGACATGAGTGAGAGTGATCAGAAAAAGGCACTTACGACAGAGCAAGCAATTGCCATTATCAAGTCAGATCCATTTGCTACTAAAGAAGTCCAGCAGATAGAAACTAGGACGATAGTCGAGGCAATGGACAGCACACTTAAAAATCAGAAGCTTCCATTTGGAGACGCTAATAATTGACCGGACTTGAGCAACTAGCAGCATTCCTTGAAGACTTACATAGTAGATGGATGCCTCATTCTGGGCAGATACCAATAGGCAGAGCTTTATTCTATGAAGGCTGTAAGAATATATTCACAGAAGCCGGAAAGAACTTTGGAAAGACAGAGTTGTCAGCTTATTGCACTTGGCGCTGGGCTTTTGAACATCCCGGAAGTGAAAATTACATAATCGAACCATATTTAACACAAGCAAAAGAAATTCTTTGGGCCTCTAACAGGCTTCAAAACTTTGGAGATCCCGAGCTTGTAGAAAATGCCAATAACACAGAGATGAGACTTCATTTTAAAAATGGCTCATTTATTAAGTTACTTGGATCTGATAACGAAGCAGCACTTCAGGGCATCAAGCCTAGGGGGCTGATAGTCTATGACGAGATCAAGGATCATAAAAAGTCAGCTATCAATCTAATGGAACCCAACAGAGCAGCCTTTGGAGTGCCTGCCTTATTCATTGGAACCCCGCCAGAATTTCACACTTACTCAGTAGACCTTGCAAATATGGCTAAATCATCGCCGCACTGGAAATACTTTAACGCACCAACATCAACAAACCCGCATATATCAAGCGAATGGCTAGCTAGGAAAAAAGAAGAACTAATTTCAATGGGAGATCATGAAACATGGTTAAGAGATTATGAAGCAATTTATGTCGTCGGTGGAAAAAGGCACATTTACCCGCAAGCCATTAAGTACAAACCCGCTAAAAAAGAGGCACTTACAGAGCGCATTAACATCAAGCACTGGGATCTCGTTATCACTTTCGATCCTGCCGCGTCCTCGACCTTTGCAGTACTCTTCGCAGCCTTTAACCAATATACCAGACAAACCTTCATCTTTGATGAAATCTACGAGCAAGAACAAGGTCTAATGACAGTAAGTGCAATCTGGTACGCTGTTAGCACAAAGCTTGAATCATTTAAGCGACTGGGATTTAAAAACATTAGATATATTTACGATGAGGCAGAGTCTTGGTTTAAGAATGAGACTGGCGAGCGTGAAGCTACGAAAATGATTTGGTTAGAGCCAACAAGGAAAGCCACTAACGACAAAGAGTTCGGCATTACCTTAGTCAGGGAACTTTTCAATAAGGGATTGATAGAGATTGCAGAGACTTGCATCAAAACTTTATGGGAGTTTGAAAACTATATGAAGGATGAAAACGGTAGAATACCTAAAAAGAACGATCACTTGCTTGATTGCTTAAGGTATCATTGTCATGCGGTAGGTTATAGCCTTGAAGAAGTCCCACCGCCAAAAGATCCGGACCTTAAATTAGAAAAAAGGTTTACACCAATAGAAGAAGAATTTAGCCTTAACTCATTAAAAGAATTCGATATGTCAGACGACTACGGATCATACGAGGAGCTTTAGATGAAGAAAAAAGTCGAGAAAACTATTAAGACTGATAATGGGACATTGCTTGTTTATGAAGACGGATCAATGGAAGAAATCCAAGACATGGATCTATCTTTGAATAGCGAAGCTAAGGCAAAGAGTGATGAAAACCTTGAGCTTATGAAGAAATATAAGAAAATGAAGAAGAGCGAGATATGAGCAAGAAGGTAGTTAGGGAAGTTCCTTTTAGCGATAATGTTGTGAAGGTCATTTATGACGATGGATCATTTGGACTAAGGTCTACTAAGGAAGGTTCTGATGTTCCTGAAACTCAAATCGACGACATAGCGGCAACAGGTCCAGAAATGGAACAAGCTAAGCAAGAATCTAATCCCATGCTTAAAAAGTATGTGGAACAAATGCTAAGGAAAGAGTCCGGGGCTGCTGTTTTTCCTGAAGAAGTAGAAGCTTTGCCTCAAAAAGATTTAGCCCTAAAAGAATGGTTTAAGAAAAAGAAAGGTTATTAAATGGAAGTCGCAAGCTTAATATTGAGTGTGTTTGCATTTGGTTTTAGCCTGTATGTTTTTATAGACATCATGGCTCAAAAGAAATCTACCCATCAAATCCAAGTCATTGATCCTACTGCTAAAGCTTTAGGCATCGACAATAAACTACCAAAGTATTTGTTTGATGATATGGCAGAATTTGACCAACCAGATCCTAATGAAGTCGCAATTAATGAAATGAAGAAAAGAAACGTAATCTAAACTAGTAGTATTAAGCCAAACAAAGAGTCTCACTTTTAAATTAAGGGGCATTTGTGGCAGATTTTTTCGAAGAAATACAGGACGAGTATGCGAATCAACCTAAGAAGCCTTTCTTTGAGCTAGACCTAGCAAGCGAAGATGAGCTTAAAACTTGGTTTAAGGAAGAAATGGTTTATCTGCGACAAAGAGCGCAGTTTAGATTTCAGAAAATCAAAAACAACTATGCCCGTTACAAAGGCATTCAGTACCGTGATCAATTGTATACACCTAGGGATTTACCACAAAAGCGCATTCGTTATATGCCCCAAATGGTCGTACCTCTTATTGCCGATGTGGTTGATGAGAAAACAGCAAGGCTATTAGAATACAAGCCTTCGGTCGTGGTCATTCCTATAAACGATGAGCAGCAAGATAAAGCAGACGCAAAGGTTGCAAAAAGATTCTTAAGTCATGTTGATAATATCGAGAATACAGACGAGAAGTTCTTTCGCTTTGTAAGATCTAGTAAGATCGGCGGGGAGTCTTTTGTGTTTTGTACTTGGAACCCGGACAAAGGTGAGATGATTCATGAAGGTGCGCCAATTACTTTGCCTGATGGAAGGATGATTAAAAACCCTGTTTATCAAGGTGAAGTCCAGTTAACCAACGCTACCGCACTAAGTGTACTTTATGAAAAGCAAGACTCTTGGGAAAAGACTAATTATATATTTTGGTCAGTATGGGAATATACCGATGCTCTTAAAAGGGAATACCCTGATAAAGCATCTCAAATTAAGTCTTCTGAAAGATCTACCTATTACGACTATGAGAAAATGGAAGACACTAATACTCGTGGTCAGACCATGGTCACTTATTTTTATCACAAGAAAACTAAGTATTTACCTGAAGGCTTTGAAGCAAAGTTCTGCGGTGACGTTATCCTTAAAAAAGGACCTTTGTCTTATAAGCATGGGCAAATGCCTTGTATCAGGTTAGTAGATGTTGAAAACGAAGAAGAACAGCATGGGGAGTCTTTCATTGAAAAGGTTCGGGCTATGTCTTCTCAGTACAACAACATTCAAAATCAAATCATTAAACAACAGACTCTTTGCTCACATCCTAAATGGGCTTATGAAGCAGGATCATTGGATGAACAAAATCTTAATAATGATGTAGGTCTTATTAAATTTAAGCCAGGATCTAAGGCACCTGTCTTGATTCAAGCTAATCCTGTAAGTCCGCAGTTATTTGAATTTAAGAATGATCTTAAGCAAGAGTTTTATTCAATGAGTAAGTCTAACAGCTTAACTCGTGGTGAACCACCTCCAGGAGTCACTGCGTTTGTGGCCTTGCAGTTTGTGAGTGAGTCTGAAAATAGAAGACTTTCCCAGGACGTATCAAGGGTAAATAATGCAATTAAGTTTATTTACAACATGATCCTAGATACTTGTGCGCAGTTTTATAAGCCTACAGACAAAAGAACCATGATGATTATGGGAAGAGATAATAGATGGGTTACTGAAGATTATAATCCTGAATCATTAGCAGGACCTTTTTCTGTTCAATTACAAAACTCTTCCTCACTGCCAGAGAGCAAAGCTCTAAGAACACAGTACATTCTAGACCTTGGTAAGCAATTCCCGGATCTTTTCCCAAGAGAGCAGCTATTAGAAATGATGGGCTTAGCTCAAAGTGATAAGTTCCTAGACGAAGGTGCGGCAACGGCAAGATGTGCTGAAGCTGAGAATGAAATGATTCTAGATGGAAAACAGGGACCTCCTCCTGAGGAGCATGAGTATCACATTATTCACTGGAAGATTCATATGCAGGCAATTCAAGACCTTGGTTTTAAAACTAAGTCTTCCCCTGAAATTCAAAGAAACATGCGCGAACATATATTAGCCACTGAAATGCTTATGTATGAACAAGCTATGAAGTCTTCAGGGTTTGCAGCTTTAGTTCAACAGCAATGCCCACAATTTCCGGTGTATTTACAGCCTGAGCCTATCGCTGAAGTTAACCCGATCATTCAAGCTCAAATGCAAATGGCAGAACAACAGCAAGCTGCGCAAGCTCAAGGATTTAAGCCTATGCCTAGCTCTAAGAAAAGAAACGGGCAAAGCGAAGCTATCCTTCCCGGAGATCCGGCTTATCAGCAAACAAAACCACCTGAACAAACAGGCGCTGCTGAAGGTATTGATCCAAATTTAATGGTTTAAAAAAGGGTATCCCTGAAATTAATCAGGGGCCTATAATATAGGAGTTTTAACATGTCAGATATAACGTCTGTAGGTCCTGCGTCGGCAGCGGCTGCACCTAGTACAACAACTACACCAATTGAAGTAAATTCAGGAGATTCTGCCCCTGTAACTTTTGACGAATTAAACGAGATCGAAGACACAGCAAAGCGTGCCAAGAAGGCCGAAAAGTCTCAGATCAAGGAAGCTGCCAAGGAAGCAGTTAAAGAAGTGGTGAAGGATAAAAAATCATCAGCAAAGGAAGGCGATGAAAAACCAAAGGAAACCAAAGAGAAAAAAGCAGGAGAAGAAAAGAACGAAGGACTGGAAGCAGACCAAAAGCACAAAGAAAAAAAGCTTCTTAATGCAAAGAGTGGTGACAAAGAACTAGACCTTGATCCTGATACACTAATCCCTGTTCGTATCAACGGACAAGACACCATGATTTCTGTTAAAGATTTGCAGTCTAATTTTTCAGGTAAAACAGAATGGGATAAAAGATTTCAACAG